ACATGATTACCATGATCGTCTACAGCAACAGTTGGACTTAAATCTAAATATCTATTAGTCAAATCTTGTGCTGTTAATGAACGAACATAATAGATTTTCTGTGTACCATCAGCATGTCTATCAACAAAATATTGAATAGCATCGGTAATTCTGTCTTCTATTTGATCATCATCTACGTTAATTTCTATTACTGGAAAACCAAGTCTACGAAGACAATAATTTTTAAAATCTACTCTTGAAGTTATATCTGCCATAGTTAATCTCTATTGAGTTATCAACTATTTATGTCAGTTTATTATTCAAACTTATAAACACCATCATGGGCAGTATAACCTTCTACATGGGCAGTTTCTAATTCATATAGTTTATCTCTTGGTGTATGGTACCAATGACTCCTTTCCAGATTACACATAGGTCTTCCTACATTGCTTGCCTGTGTATCAAATATAACTTGAATTAATTCTCTATAGTTGTCAAATAATGTCCAACAGAAAGACCATAATCTGGTTTCAAAATACACAACTCTTTCTCTATGACTAACAAAATTATCGGTGCTTACATCCCATTGATTTATTTTATGAGCATATTTACCAATAAGTTCCGGTTTTTCATAGAATGAAATGTCAAAAGAATCTGCCAACCAATATCTTCCAGTTATTTTAAATACTCTTTTACCTAACAAATTATTCTTTTCTATAATATTAAGTGCCTCATACATAATGTATGATTCACCCATTCCTTTAGAACCTATTCTATTGACGAATAGTGTGAAAATATTGTGATCTATTTGGTGAAAGTAATCTACTTTTGATTTGATAATTTCTTTTTGTTCTTCTGTCAATGGAATATTAGAATTGTCTATAGATATAATTTTAACATTGGGAACTTTACTTCTGATAGAATCAAAAGTTTTTAATGTTTCTTCAAACCTATTTGCCGTTCCATATACATTAACACCACCTTGAACAGATGCATTAATAGTTGATGTTACTATAAAAGTATAAAAATCACTCATGTCATTACTCATCTATAATTGAATCTTTCTCTTCACCACGAAGTCCAGCTACACCAATACAATCTGTGTCTAAAACTAGAGATTGGTCTAATACCATATATGTCATATGTTCTACATCATTATATAAATTGTTTGAATACATATCAATCAAACTATAGAATATCTTTTCAAAGTCTTTAACAACAGTATCAAATATTGATCCACAGAAAGAAAACAATCTAGTTTCATAACGATACAATGAAGTTTTTGACTTGGTATATTCTGCAATGAACTCTAATCCTGGTTCCTTATTCTTAAACAAATATTTTCCAGTTGCACTATGATGTTTACTTAAATCAAATCTATCAGACAATCTATACCTTCCACATATCTTAAAAATTCTTGATTGTTCTGGTACATTAAGCAATTTAATGGATTGCATTAACATATAGGTTTCACAAGAACTTTTCATTGTCCCACCACCCAACTGGTGCGAAAATTTAATTACTTCATGACCTGTGAAATCTAAAACATCATCATACACTTCTAGAAATTTAGACCTCTCATCAAATGATAGTGATTTATCACCACCCTCTAATAGATACAATTTTACATCTGGAACTTTTTTACGAATGTCAATTGCAGTTTCTATTGTTTGATTTATCCTATCTTCTACAGAGAATAAAGTTTGCTTGGTATATATCCCTGATGGGACTAGAAATATATTATTCATTATTTTCAAGTAAATGTCCTTTAATGTATTCTTTTGCTTCCAACATGGGTTCATCCCAAACTTTTGGTTTTACTTGTCTAAAGAATCTGAAGCTGTCACTATACCAAGGACTTGTGTGTGGTGGTCTTCCTTCTAATGTCGGTGTTAAATATGTGAAGTATGCGGCTATAGGAACAAACACTACGGTTTTGGTTCCAACTGCACCTGCAATATGAACCACAGAAGTACATGTGGAAATAACTATATCTAGATTTTCTATCAATGCAATAGTATCATCAAAAGAATTGATTTGACCTGCAACATCAATTAATTCTGGACATTTCCTTGCCTCTTCTTCACCATCACCCTTTTGTAGTGAATAGTATTCTACATCTTGTCCCTCAAAAGTTTCATGTAAGAAATTCATCATATTGTCAAGTTCAATATGTCTATAAAGCAAAGCATTATTTCGCATGTTACCAATGAACCTGACACCTACTTTAAGTTTCTTACGTTCCTTTAACCAACTCCATTTTTCTCTTGCTTGATCTGATGCCCACAAATAATGTTCGGTTAACATTATTTGTGGTTTCATGTTGAGATATAAAGGAACTTCAAATGCAAAACACCATAATGCATCTGGATCTTTGACATCTCTCCAATCAGTAACAGAAGTGTAACCACAACGATTGAATATATCAACAATATCTTTATTGGAATTGGAATATACTGGATTAAATCCTGCTGCTTTTAATTTATTCCAATATGAGATTGCGATAAAAGAATCACCAAATCCACCACCATTCATATGGAAAATCAAAGTTCTGCCTGGATATAACCCACCAGTCCAATACTTCAATGGAATTTCTTCATGGTTAAACCAAAGTTCTAGTTTTTTAACATTAATGAGGAATCCACCAAGACCTTTCAAGAAATGTCCTGCTTCCATATCATAAGTTCCAAGATTGAAATTTACGATATTTCTGTGTCTTTCTCCAAGTTCATGTTCTCTTTCTTTCAGTTCTCTAAGAATTTTTTCTGCTGGTTCTTTTTGACCATTGAGAAAATAGGAGAATACCATTTCCAATAAAGTATCTGGATTGTTTGGATTAACTGCAAGATTCTGTTTTGAATAAAATAACGACTTGACAGGTTCATTAAAATTATTATACAATTTACCCAAATTGGCACGAACATTATATCTCTGTTCATTCGTCTCACACATATCCAATGTTTTTAATGTAAATTTCTCTGCCTTGTCATAATTTCTGACATCATAATAAAGTTTTGATATAGTATTAACAGATTCAATATGTATTGCTGCATTTGCAAAAACATCAACAACTTGTTCTGCTAATTCTTCATATTGACCTTTAATTAGTTGTTTGACTATAAAAACTAAAGGGTCACCTTCACCATAAGTATCATTCTGATCCATAGTTATTCCTTGACTGCTACCAATTTGATAATATTATTCATTGCTACATTATTTGCTTCTCTAAGAAGTCGTTGGACACCAAAATCCTCTTCTGGTGATACTTTCCCTTCTTCTTTTCTTTTGAAGAAGTCCTCTAGCATAGGAACATAGAATTGGTCATATTCAAATTCATAATGGATTACATCAAAATTGATATCATATTTAAGTGCCATTCCAGTACTGGAATTGTGTTTTTCTATATGGTACTTGATGTAATTTTTGGAAAACATGTACATCACATTTACATTGATTGCTCTTTTATGTGTTGGATCGCCATGAAAAGCTGAGTGGGTTTCGTTTGGAGAAATTATATCAAGAATACATCCATGTTCTGATACACGATATAACTCTTTCATTAATGGAATGAATCCATCACCGATATGTTCAAGAATGTGGTGTGCTCTGATTTCTTCTACAGAACTGTCTTCAAAGGGAAGTTTGATATTAACATCATCTAGATTGACAATATAATCTGGTTCAACCAAAGGATCATCATCTACATTAAGAAATCCATCAATTCTTTTAAACCCACTACCTAAATTTATTTTAAGTCCCACTTCGCGTCTCCCATAAAATCTAACCAAAATGTTCTCAATTTTCCTTTACTATTTTCACCTATAGAATAGAAAGGAGTTGTGTGTAATAAACACCTATTTGAATATATATAATTCAATTCTGGACCATTATCCAATACAGATGCAAAGTGAGAAACACCAGTATCACCACCATAAAATACCATAGAAGTTTCTATATGATGAATATTTGTTATGAAATCTGTTGATATTTCAAATCCAGAATAATCAAATAGTCCATCTGGTGGTGGTTCTTTTGAGCAAATAACTTTTCTGTGATGAGGATATTTCGTTCTACATTCATTTAAAATATCATTCATACAATCAATAGACCAATTTCTTTGATTATTATATTCTGCATCATATAGTGGAAATATAACGACTTTATAATCCATGTTTCCAATTGGATTTTTAATGATTACATGGTCACCAATGATGGATCTAAAATCCCATACCGAAACATTGAAGAATGGTAGTTCTAGAAACCCTTCTTCTTTGGAAAAGTAATCTGTGATATCACAAAGATAATCATAGAATTTATGAATATAATCGTCTTGATTTAGAACATATTTTGGAATGTAAAATTGTATATGTTGTTCTTTGGTCTTTCTAAGATATTCAATGATATTACAAATAGCAATCAGGTCTCCACATCTAGTACCTAAAGTACCAAATGTGGATTTTGTGATATTATAAATCATTTCCAGACTTCCATATTTTTCACCATTTGAAGAATATCTGGAGGAATAATCATATCTTGCGGTTTAAATTCTACTTTTTTTCTAGTAGTATGTAAATTTTCAATTTGGACATCTTCATCAAAATCGGTATAAGATGCTTCTACGTCATTAAAATCATGTTCAAAATATGGTTCCTCAATAAAATTATATAGAGTCTTCATAATAAACTCTGGATTCTTGGCTAATTTATCATATTCAATAATCATAATTGAAGATTTATATTCAGAAGTAATCGCCTGTTTAACTGCATTATAAGCAAACCCCAGAGTTCTTCCCGGATTCATCAATGTTTCGCAACGAGTATAAACATTAGTATTTTCTTCTGGAGAAAACATGGAAGAAAAAACGTACGGTTGTTTTCTTAATAACCACTCAAATGAATTTAAAATTTGAGAAATATCACGAACACAAAGAATTAACTTTGATTCGGGATAAAGGTCTTTGATGGTAGGAAGAAGTAATCCCCATCCTCTGTTAGTATTGAAAGCAACTTCTTTGGTAGGATCGTCATAATAATTTTCAAATAAACCATTGATAAGTTTCTTGCGTTTTTCTGGTGGACATTCAAAACGATAACCACCCTGAGAAGATGATTCTTGAATAACTGCTCTAGTAAATCTTGCTAAAGGACCAGAAATAGATGCTTCAAACTTTGGATTCTGTTTGAGAATCGTTGAAAGAAGGGTGGTTCCACTTCTTGGGAGACCAGAGATAAAATTGTACTTTTTCATTGCAAACTCCTAATAATATATTCATTACAATATTATATATGTGATATATTATGCAGGTAAATCTGGTGATGAAATTGATGCTGTATGATAAAGTCCACCAGCAACTTGTTTCCAATTAGTTAATGTTCCTACTTGAATTGGTGAAGAATAATTTAATGTTGTTCCGTTACCTAATAGACCATAATTGTTGTATCCAAATGTCCATAAAGTACCATCAGTTTTTATTGATGTTGTATGATAACCACCACCTGCAACTTGTTTCCAATTAGTTAATGTTCCTACTTGAATTGGTGAAGAATAATTTAATGTTGTTCCATTACCTAATTGACCATATTGATTAGATCCACATGTCCATAAAGTACCATCAGTTTTTATTGCTGCTGTATGTACTAATCCACCAGCAACTTGTTTCCAGTTAGTTAATGATCCTACTTGTATTGGTGAAGAATAATATACTATTGTTCCATTACCTAATTGACCAGAACCATTATATCCACATGTCCATAAAGTACCATCTGTTTTAATTGATGTTGTATGATAACCACCACCTGCAACTTGTTTCCAATTAGTTAATGTTCCTACTTGAATTGGTGAAGAATAATATACTATTGTTCCATTACCTAATTGACCATAAAGACTCCATCCCCATGTCCATAGTGTACCATCAGTTTTTATTGATGCTGTATGATAATATACAGCAGAAACTTGTTTCCAATTAGTTAATGATCCTATTTGAATTGGTGAAGAATAATTTGATGTTGTTCCATTACCCAATTGACCATATTGATTAGATCCACATGTCCATAGAGTACCATCAGTTTTAATTGATGCTGTATGTCCAAATCCACCAGCAACTTGTTTCCAATTAGTTAATGAACCAACTTGTATTGGTGAAGAATAGTTTACTGTTGTTCCATTACCTAATCCTCCATTATTATTATATCCACATGTCCACAATCCAGCATTCAAAAATAATTCCTTACGGACAAACATATCTGCCATATCAACAGGAACTGATCCAAAATTTTGATTTAATTGTTTATCTAGAGTTCCGATGTATGGTAATAAAGTAGAACCATTATTTACAGCAGCACCCCAGAAGTAACAACCAACTGCTGCTAGATTACCTCTTAATTGTGGCCATACACGATATGCAAATGATGCATTAGCAGTTATCATTGCTGGTGTCTGTATTGAACATCTATACCACCCATTACCGATACTAACAATCGTTCCACCAGCAGTAGCAGATCCTGCTCCTGTTAATGTGAATGTGACATTAACTTCGGTATCTCCACCATAGTAACAATTTAATGTAAACTGTGTTGTGGTGTTTGCTTTGGCATATATTGAAGATGTTTGTATACCAGAACCTATACCAGTAGATGCTGAAACAGTTTGTGCAAATAAACCACCGACACCTGTGGTGGTGCCTGTTACAGAGTACGCAGTATTCGTACCATCTGGCGCAGTAGTTGCATTAGGAACAATAGTCATAGGATATGATGTAACATCCCAATAAGGAGTAATATATTGTTCACTCCAAATTACAAAATTTTGAGCAGTTCTAGAAAATGTATAACCCGATGGAAACTGTGCCATTATTCTTCCTTAATTTCTTGGTTCAATAGAAATACTTGTACTAATTTATTTTCTTCTAGACTATGCCAAAACCAAGGTCTAATGAAAACAAAATCATTTTTCTTGATATTTATTGAATTTACAGTATTCCATTTTGAAGAATCAAAAGAATTGTTTAATACAAAGTCTTCAACATTATCTACATTAAAGAATGTTTTAATACCTTCTTGTTCATGTATTTTTAATACAGTATCTTCAAGTGCCACAATACATTTCCATAATGCATGTTGATAAAAATTCTCAAATAGAACTGCTGAATTTGGTTTTCTGAATACACCAGTATTTGGTTGTATTTCTACTGGTTCATTTAGAATTCCATTAAACAAACTATGTAATTGTTCTGGGATATATGAGAAGTCTTTTATTTCTTCTCCATAGATATCACTTTCAAATTCCATAGTAGAAATGATATTAGAAAGTGGTTCAATATCACTATAAAAGTTGTCACAAATAATAATGTTTTTCATAATTTTAAATATATCCGTCTGAAATTGCTGCTGTATTATTTTTGCCAGCAGAAATTTGTTTCCAATTAGTTAATGATCCCACTTGTATTGGTGAAGAATATGTTGTTGTTGTTCCATTACCTAATTGTCCATTAAAATTATATCCCCATGTCCATAAAGTTCCATCAGTTTTTACTGCCACAACATGTTGGTATCCACAAGCAACTTGTTTCCAATTAGTTAATGCCCCCACTTGTATTGGGGATGAATAATATATTCCTGTTCCATTACCCAATTGACCACAACCATTATATCCACAAGTCCATAATGTACCATCAGTTTTAATAGCAGATAAATGTCTTCCTCCAACGGAAACCAGTTTCCAATTAGTTAATGATCCCACTTGTATTGGGGATGAATAATATACACCATTTGCCCCATTACCTAATTGACCATATTGATTGTTTCCCCATGCCCATAAAGTACCATCTGTCTTAATTGCTGCTGAAAAATTGTTTAAACTTGAAACTTGTTTCCAATTAGTTAATGTTCCTACTTGTAGTGGTGAAAAATAACCAAATGTTGTTACCGTTCCAAGTCCTAATTGACCTTGATTATTAATTCCCCATGTCCATAAAGTTCCATCAGTTTTTACTGTTACTATATGTTGAGATCCCCAAGAAACTTGTTTCCAATTCGTTAATGCCCCCACTTGTATTGGTGAAGAATACATAACAACAGATGATCCATTACCCATTTCGCCATAGTTATTATCTCCACCAAACATCCACAGAGTTCCATCTGTTTTTAATGATGCTATGTTATTATATCCACAAAAAACTTGTTTCCATGTGGTTAATGATCCTACTTGAATTGGTGAAGAATAATTTATATTATATACTCCAATACCTAGCTGACTCAAAAAATTATAACCCCATGTCCATACAGTTCCATCAGTTTTAATTCCTGCCCCGCTTGAATTCATAGAAACCTGTTTCCAATTGGTTAATGTTCCTATTTGTATAGGAGAAGAATAACCTGTTGTTGTTCCATTACCTAATTGACCATTATTATTTTGTCCCCATGTCCATAATCCAGGACTTGTTCTTGCACCTAAAGTACTTGCAATATTAGGATAAACATCAAGTAAATAAGATTTGGTAGTATACCTTTGACCTAAATCTTGAGTATTACTGGTATTTGGGTCAGTTACTTGAAATCCCGTATATGGATGATACTGATCAAAATTACTAGGCATTTGGTAATCCAGTATTCTCTGTTGGTGGAGTTAATTTATTTAATAATATTGATTTAAAATCATCAATATTATCTATTGTATTTAATTCATTAATTGTTTGTAATTCCCAATCAAACTGTTCTTGAACATGATTATGAATAGTATTTACAATAATCTGCATATCATTACTGGTTAATGTGACAAATTCAGTACCAGTTTTAAAATTGATTGTATTAGACCCCATTGATGATAATAGGTTGGAATATTGTAATCTACTATCTCTATCTGTAGAAACTGAAATAGAACCAACAGAAGTATTTGCAGTTGTTCCTGCAACCTCATTGTTATATCTTATTGAACCAGCAAGTTGTATCAAATCAGATTTAATAAAATGTAATGGTCTATCTTGTTTAGAATAAGTAACTGTTGCATTATTATTTGCATAGGTATAGAAAGGACCAATAGGATCTTCAAAAAGAGGATCAATAGCAGGTATAGATGAATCAGTAATAGGAATTATTTCAAACCCATCTCCAATATCAATATAACCTTGTTCTACTGGTGGAACTTGATAAAATGTACTTAATTCACCATCTTCAATTAATTGATCAATTTCAGATTGAATATATCTAGGTTTCCAATCAAATGGACCTAAAAATACTTGTTCTTGATTTTTTACTAATATATAATTCATTTCTATAAACCCTAATAATTATGTTATATCTGCGAAAGGTATTGCTGCTGTAGTATTATAATTACCATTAACATATTTCCAATTAGTTAATAATCCTACTTGAATTGGTGAATAATAGTTTACTGTTGTTCCATTACCTAATTGACCATTACCATTACCTCCCCATGACCATAAAGTACCATCAGTTTTTATTGCTGCTGTATGAATTGTTCCACCAGCAACTTGTTTCCAATTAGTTAATGATCCTACTTGTATTGGTGAAGAATATGTGATATTTGTTCCATTACCTAATTGACCTCCAGCGCAGTCTCCCCATGACCATAAAGTACCATCAGTTTTTATTGCTGCTGTAAACAAACTTCCACAAGCAATTTGTTTCCAATTAGTTAATGTTCCTACTTGTGTAGGACTGATTCTTGATGCTGGTGTTGCCCCAATACCTAATTGACCATTACTACCATTCCCCCATATCCATAAAGTACCATCAGTTTTTATTGCTGCTGTATGAATTGCTCCACCAGCAACTTGTTTCCAATTAGTGAATGTTCCTACTTGTACTGGTGAAGAATAATTTCTAGGAAGTGTCTGCGGCGGATTACCTAATTGACCAAAAAGACCATATCCACATGTCCACAAAGTACCATCAGTTTTTATTGATGCCATATGGCGGCCGCCACAAGCAACTTGTTTCCAATTAGTTAATGATCCTACTTGAATTGGTGAAGAATAACTTATTACTGTTCCATTACCTAAATTTCCCCAATTATTATATCCCCATGTCCACAAAGTACCATCAGTTTTTATTGCTGCTGTATGGGTGCCTCCACATGACACTTGTTTCCAATTAGTTAATGATCCCACTTGTATTGGTGAAGAATAATATACTATTGTTCCATTACCTAATGTTCCAGTTATATTATATCCACATGTCCATAGAGTACCATCAGTTTTTATTGCTGCTGTATGTTTATATCCACAAGAAACTTGTTTCCAATTAGTTAATGATCCCACTTGTATTGGTGAAGAATAATATACTATTGTTCCATTACCTAATTGACCATTTGCATTATATCCACATGCAAACAAAGTATTTCCAACAAACTGATCAACTAACCATTGATCAGTAATATACTCATCATCTAAATCTATACTTCCAAATATTGGATCGTCTTTTTGAAAGTTACTTGGATTACCAACTGACATTACTTATTCTCCAATATCTCTATTCTATCAGATAACTCTTGTACTGCACCAATTAAGAATGCTATTAATGAGTTATATTCTACGGATTTAATTCCATCATTTTCTGAAACCAATTCTGGAAGTATCTTTTCAAGTTCATTAGCAATTACACCATATGATTTCTTACCAGATTTCTTCCATGTGTATCCTACAGGATTTACCATATTTATAATGTCAGTACAATTATTTAATGATGTAATATTATCCTTTAATGATATATCTGATAATGAGTTAAATATGGTTGCATTAAGTGTTCCTGTGCTTGGGTTGAAATACAATTCATTTGATGAAACATATGCAGTAGTCCAAGAACCAGAAGTAATACCTGCCATACCAAGGTAATAATTGGTATTGGTTGAATTGTCATTTGTTATTGTAGCACCACCACCTGATGCAGAAACAACCTGCCAAGTGTTATCACCCCTTAAATATGTTGTTGTATTTGCGGTACCAGAACCTAATGTTGCAGTAGGAATCGTTCCTGTTATACCAGAAGCTGCAACAGAACCAGCAGAACCAGTTACACTAATACTCCAAGAACCAGAAGCACCGCCACCTGTTAGTGTTGGTGAGTACGAGTTGTAATTGGTGGTGTATATACCGTTTGTTACAGTACCAGCATTACCATCAATACTCACACCAGTTAATGTTTGAGGTGCTGATGATCTATTTAAAGCAACTGCTGTAGTACCAACATAAATTGATGAATTACCTAATACTGTATTAGGAATAGTACCAGTTAAATTACCAGCAGATGTTGATATTGCAGTATTTGTTATTGATGAAACTCTACCATTTGCAAGTAAAGTAATAACTGGAACAACTGTTGTACTCCCATATGTTCCTGCTGTAGTATTAATACTTGTTACATCAGTATTTGCAGTATTATATGCTGCTTGAGCAAATGTACCTACACCAGTAATATTAGTATTTTGTTGTGCATCTACACCAAAAGTATAAATGGTATTTGCTTCTAGTGTTGATATTCTAGTATTCTGACTTGCATCTACACCAAAAGTATATACTGTATTGTTTGATGCAGTATTTGCCTGAATAAATGCTGATTGGGCAATTGCTCTAGCAGTTAAATCAACAGGTGCAATATATGTTGATGTTGTTTGTGTGGTTCCATCTGGGAATACAATACCACCCACTGTTGTGTATATTGTCGGAACAGAAATATTTGAAACAACTAAAGTGTTATTTGATGTAACGAATGCTATGTGTGAAGCATCATTTGCCAAATAACCACCAGAGTTGGCAAATATCACAGCATTTGGTTGCCATCCAAGTATACTGATAGACAGGTTTGCTTTATTATATCCACCCTGTGCTAAATTGGTTGCTGTTGTAATATTAGTATTTTGAGTATTCTCAATACCCTGGAAGTATGCTACATTAGAACTAATCCAAGTATTCTGTTGAGCATCAACCCCTTGAGTATAAGCAACGTTAGAACTTACCCATGTATTAAGATTACCAATACTGGTATTTTGTCCATTTAATACACCTTGGAAATAACTATTATTAGCACTGATCCAAGTATTCTGTTGAGCATCAACCCCTTGAGTATAAGCAACGTTAGAACTAATCTGTATAGTCAGTCCTGATATGCTAGAGTTCTGAGAAACGTCTACCCCTTGGATATAAAGTAAGTTAGCACTTAATGCGTTCTGCAAATTAGTGATACTTGTATTCTGTGTAACATCTACACCAGCAATATAAGCAACATTAGCACTTAAACCACTCTGCAAGTTGGTGATACTAGTATTCTGTGAGTTCTCTATACCTTGAAAATATGAATTGTTAGCACCAATCCAAGAAATAATGTTATTGATACTTGTATTCTGAGTAGCATCTACACCAGCAATATAAGCAACGTTGGAATTTAACCAAGTATTTAAATTACTAATATTAGTGTTCTGTGTAAAATCTACACCAGCAATATAGGAAATATTTGCAGATAACCAAGATTGTGTATTGGTTATATTAGTGTTTTGACTTAAATCTACACCAGCAATATATGATACGTTAGAATTTAACCAAGTATTTAAATTACTGATATTAGTATTCTGACTTAAATCTACAGCAGCAATGTAAGCAACGTTAGAATTTAACCATGTATTAAGATTACCAATATTGGTATTCTGACTTGCATCTACACCAGCAATATATGATACGTTAGAACTTAACCATGATTGAGTAGTGGTTATATTAGTATTCTGACTTAAATCTACACCAGCAATATAAGCAACATTAGAACTTAACCATGATTGAGTAGTGGTTATATTGGTGTTTTGACTTGCGTTTACACCAGTGTTATATTGGTTATTAGAATTTAACCATGTATTTAAATTACTGATATTGGTATTTTGAGTAGCATCAACACCAGCAATATATGATACATTAGAACTAATCCAAGTATTTAAATTACTGATATTAGTATTTTTAGTTGCATCAACACCAGCAATGTAAGCAACATTACTACTGATCCATGTATTCTGTGTAGCATCAACACCAGCAATGTAAGCAACATTACTACTGATCCATGTATTTTGTTGAGCATCCACCCCACCAACATATGCTAATATAGAACTAGAATTAGAAGCAACTGTTATATTAGTATAATAATTTGCCTGATTTAATGTTGATAAGTCATTTGCTTGTAAGAAGGTGTTAGCAGACTGTAAGTTTGTGTTTTGAGCATTATTAATACTCTGTATATAAGCAATATTAGAATTTAACCAACTATTGAGGTTACTTATATTAGTGTTTTGAGTATTGAATACAGATGTTGTGAAATTGATTATATCAGTTCCATTAACTACAACATTAGAAGCTATGACATTTCCTTTGAAATATGCAGAATATACATTTGAATATGTAAAAGATGGATCAGCAATATTGATGAGTGTGTTTGACTGAACTTTAGGTGTATAGTTTTTGAAGAAGATGTATTCTTTTAATATTGGATCACGGAAAAGTCCTGTGTATGCATTACCACTAACGTTATATGTACCAACAAATCCAATATCAACAGAATCTGATAGTGTATTATTGTTTGCAAGTAATAATAATGAATCACCTACTTGAATAGATGACGAATATGTTGTGGTGGTTGTTCCTAATACTGATAGGTTTCCTTTAATCAAAGCATCATTGGATATAGTGACGCTGCCAAAAACTGTTCCACCAGAATTGACAAAAGTATTTCCAACGTTGGCAGTATTGAATACGGATGAAATATAGGTATTCTGTGAATTTTCTATGGATTGTAAATATGCTACATTAGAAGTTAACCACGATTGAGTATTAGTTATACTGTTGTTTTGACTATCATCTACCCCTTTGATGTAGAGTAAATTGGCGCTTAAACCACTTTGTAAATTTGATATACTTGTATTCTGACTAGCATTTACACCAGTATTATATTGGTTATTGGAATTTAACCAAGTATTTAAATTACTGATATTAGTATTCTGACTTAAATCTACACCAGCAATATAAGCAACATTAGAACTTAACCATGTATTTAAATTACTGATATTGGTATTCTGTGTAGCATCCACACCAGCAATGTAAGCAACATTAGAACTTAAATTACTTTGTAAGTTAGTAATATTAGTATTCTGACTTAAATCCACACCAGCAATATAAGAAACGTTAGAACTTAAATTACTTTGTAAGTTAGTAATATTAGTATTCTGACTTAAATCCACACCAGCAATATAAGAAACGTTAGAATTTAACCAAGTATTTAAATTACTGATATTGGTATTCTGACTTAAATCAACACCAGCAATATATGATACATTGGAACTTAACCATGTATTTAAATTACTAATATTTGTATTCTGACTATCATTTATATTTTGTGTATAAACAACATTAGCATTTAACCAAGTTGTTAAATTTGTTATATTAGTATTCTGAGTAGCATCAACACCAACAAAATATGCAACATTAGAACTAATCCATGTGTTTTGTTGAGCATCTACACCACCAACATATGTTAATATAGAATTGTTTAATCCAGATATTGATGTGTCTGTGTATGATTTAGCAGATGATAGTGTTAATAAATCATTTGCTTGTAAGAAAGTATTTGCTGTTTGTAGATTAGTGTTTTGACTGTTATCAACACCAACAAAATATGCAACATTAGAACTAATCCATGTGTTTTGTTGAGCATCTACACCAGCAATATAAACAACATTAGCACTTAAACCACTTTGTAAGTTACTAATACTAGTGTTCTGACTTAAATCAACACCCGTAAAATATGCAACATTAGAACTAATCCATGAGTTTTGAGTAGCATCTACAGCAGCAATAAATGATACATTAGAATTTAACCAATTACCTAAGTTAGATATATTAGTATTCTGTGTGTAATCAACACCAGCAACATATGATACATTAGAATTTAACCAAGTATTTAAATTGCTGATGCTAGTATTCTGGGAAACATTAACACCATCATTATACGATACATTAGAATTTAAGGCATTTTGTAGATTACTGATATTGGTATTCTGAGTAGCATCTACACCAGCAATATAAGCAACATTAGAATTTAACCATGCATTCAAGTTG